GCATCAACATTAGTGTTTCTCCTTTTCTGGTTTACCGTGATACATTTCATACCAGGCATTACAATCTTCATTAGGACATTGATACATAGATACAATTAAAAATTCATCTGTACCGCAGTCTTCTCCATCATAATCATTTTGCCATACAAGCTCTTCATTACAACTAAAACATTTAGGCATTATTTTTTTCTCTTCATGTCTTTCATCTTTTTAATTTCTAATTCACAGTAATGAATTATCTTCTCTATATCTTGTATTCCATTTTTATTCAAGTATCTACAAACGTACTTCACAACGTTGCCTTGAAAAAATGAGAGATTATTTTTTGAAATAAACTCATAAGGTTGAATAGGAAAATCTTTATAGTGACTCCCGCCTATCTGCTTATCTTGTGGAAACGCTTTATCAAACATATCTTTATTACTCATTATCCATATACCTTTCTGACCGCTTCATACCAGGCCTTTCTATATTTCTCATCTCTAGTTTTATTCCAGAGTATTGCTAATTCATCTATTTGTGATTGATGCATATTTTTCCTTTCAGTTTAATGTGGCAGTTGTTGATTTAACGACCTTATATCCAATGAAAGGGAGTAAGAGAAAATCGAACCAACGTCGCTCGTTAGAGCATGATGCTGCCACCCACCACTAAAGGGCTTCTCTCTCCCAATCGGTTTACATAGGTTAGTATGTAAATTCTTAAATATGTTTATATTCATTTCTTTTTATTCTTGCTTTTAATTTATATAAATTGTTTCTTGCACGTGTTCCTCCAACATACCAAACTCTATGTTCTTCATCATGTTTTGCTTGACTCTTTTTAATTGCTTTTTTAATTTTATCTCCAATATCTAAACAAAGAATCACACTATCTTCTTCTCCACCTTTAGCTGCATGAATAGTAGATACTTTAATACGTGCTCTATCATCTAAATCTTCTCCATTATCTATCATATTTTTTATATACTCTTTCTCAGATAAGTTTGCTTCTTTGAAAGCATCAAACCAATCTACGGTATTGTCCCATTTATCTTGTTTAGCACCAATATATTCTTCTACATCTTTTACTTCTTTTTGATCTAATTCAATTCCTCTACACCATGAGTTATAATTAACTGATGCATTATATAATCTAACTATAAAACTTTTACCTTTATTAGTGTAATAATATAAATTTCTTTTTCTTAATTCTTTTGTCATTTTTATTAATCTTGAAATAGTTCTAGTTAATATTAACCAATTACCTTCTGTTAAATCTATTTGATCTAGGTTATTTATTTTAAGACATTCGCCTTCGTAGTCCCTTGGATAATATTGTTTTAGTTTTCTTAAACCAATTATATTAGTTAAAGGTATGATTGATTGCTCTTGAACTGCTCTTGATATTCTTTTTGAATACTTCAATACCTTTTCTTTACCTGCTTTTTCAGATATAAATCTATCAACATCTGCTCCAGCCCAGGCAAATATAGCCTGATCATCATCACCTGCTAAATAAATATCATCTGTGTATTGTTTTAATTTATCAAATAATTTCCACTGTAGTGGTGATAAATCTTGAGCTTCATCTATAAAAATTGCTTTGAATCTAGGTAGATCTTCTTTTAATAATAATTGATTAATCATATCATTAAAGTCTAGTTTCTTTTTAACAGTCTTATAATTTTTTAAATTATCATCTATGTTTTTTAATATATGCCATTTGATTTCTTTAGAGTTATGTTCATTTCTATCGTACTCTTCTCTGATAGTTACGTCTCTATTAATTGCTTTACCTATCATTTGAAAATATGGACTATCACTATTTAAATAAAATATTTCTTCTTTATTATATTTGTCATAGTACTTAACTCTTAAATTTAATTTCTTACCTATCTTCTCATAATCACTACCTTGCATTACTTTTTTAGTATTTAAATCTAATTGATCAAAAGCAAATGAATGAATAGTTCTAAAATAATATAAATCTTTATCTTCTGCTGGCATTCTTTCTCTAGCTTCTTCTGCAGCTTTTTTAGTAAAAGCAAAGTATGCAATCTTATCTAATGGCACACCTGTTCTAACATATGCTTTAGCTCTACTAATAAGTTTATATGTTTTACCTGTACCTGGAGGACCATAGTATTTATAAATCATTATACGATATCATCCTCATTTTCTATTTCTATAATCTCTTCTACTTCCATTTCTTCTTCTTTGAATAAATACAATGGTATAACTGCACAACCATTTACACCTGGATAAGGTTTATCTGTTTTTTTATCTTTACCAGGAAATCTTTTCTTTTTACCAAACTGTGGTTTAGGCATATGATCTTTTTCTTTCTGAAACATTTTTTCAATCATATAAGAAGTTCTAGAAGAATCTTTTTTCCATTCATTTTCTTTCAAAAAATTATAAAAATCATCATAAACAAAGTATGCATACGTTTCATCTTTCAATACATTACCACTTAAAAAAGAATTATGTGTCGTAGCCTGAGGCCCATTAATATGTTCCTTAATTAATTTCTTTAATATCTCCATTGGTCTGGTCCCTGGAGCCGGCTGCACTGTATCTTGTGTGTCTAATAAAGCATTTATCATTGCATGAAAGTCCATTGCTTTAATAGGTGGAGGAAATATATCAGCCTGAGCCATAATTAAACCTCTTAATTCTTTTTGGTCTTTTAATTTATTAACATCTTTAGCATGTACAGATACTGACTCACCTTTTTTATTTTCCACTGTAAGATAGTATTCAGGATCTGGTTTAAAATCTACTTTGATTAGATTAGTCATCAATGGCCAATCTATTTTTCTATCTGATATAATTCCAAATTTTCTTTTTACACATTCTGATTTAACACAAACTGGTGAAAGTAATTCATCGCTACAGGTATGGCCTTTTTCTTGCTTCTCCCAATTTTTTATTTTCATTTTAATATGATCATCAGTCCAGGTTTGATTGAACTCAAAATAATTTCTACCTGCTTGTAAAACTTTATTCTTCCAATCATCTGAATATTTCTTTTTAGAAAACACCATGTAGTTATATAAAAACCTATCACGACCATCTTTCATTTTATTTTTAGATAATATTTCTAGACATGGTGGACCATCTTTAAATTCTTCTGCTCCTCCATCTAATGCTTTTTGAATAAGATTATCAGACAATTCTTTTATTTGTTTTGAATCTACTTTATTTAATTCAACACATTGTAAAAACAAATCAAAGGGTATTTCTTTACCTGAAGGATCTATTGCAACTCTTTCCTTTTTACCAAAATATGGAAGGTTAATAAAATTACCATTTACTTTGTTTCCATTTGTATCACTTCCTAACTTAGTTTGTTTAGGAAATATCTCTGTATTAATAGGTAGTTTAAATAAAAATAATATGTCTTCTAAAAAATCTTTTATTACTTTTGCTCTTACTAATTCTTTTGTAAATAAATATAAATGAAGTCCACCGCTTTTTGATTTAATTGGTATTAGTGGTAATTCTTTTTCTTGAATAATATCTAAATAATATTTTACATCTAGATCTTTATATATTTTTGGATCTATATCTATTGCTCCAAATCTTGCTAGATCATTATCATTACAAGGTTGTATACCTATAGATTTTGTTCCGTCTAAATGTTGTTTGTAATCAAATTCTGTAATTGGTTTACCTGACCAACCATAATCACCATTCTTAAATTTTATTTTTCCTGTATCTGGATCTTCGTAACCATTACTAATATTACAAAAACCGTAATTACGTTCTAAACCTGTAAAATTTTTTATAAACTCTTGCATGTCTGTATCCCTTTAATTTTTTTAAAGGATGGCAACAGTCTCCCGTCGCCATCCTATCTCCGAAGTATTCACTTAGTGAATTAGACAATATCCGATATCTTAGGTTTATCGCTTTTCTCATATTCAGGTTTAGCTGCACCTTTAGACACAGATTTTTGAAACTCCTGTGCCATTAAATATAAGTCTGCATCTTCTTTTTTAGAGATATCTAATGCTCTCTTCATAGAAGGTTTATAGACATGCCAGTTTTTACTTCCCGCAGTTTTAGCTGCAGTTTTTAAATTATAAACTGCTGCATACGCCGCCGGATTGTAAACACCTTTGTCATCTTTAAATCTAAGATTTTTAATCAACTGATTTAATTCTCTCGCAGGTGTTAGATTAGATGATCTCATAGTAATTACTGCAGGTCTAGGTTCATCACCTAATACCACTACATAAAAATATGCAGTTTTTTCTAAGTAGTTACCATTATCTAATCTATATTTACCGTTTCTTTCTTCAACGGCATCTGATGGTACAGACATATGAGTTGCAACAGGCGGAGCTGCTACATCACCCATTTCCTGCCATTCAGGATATCTTGTTTGCACGTGTGCAACAAGTAAGTCTACACCTTCTTGACCATCTACTAATGTACCAAGACCTTTTGCATAAATCATACCAGGTTGTGAACCTTCTACGTATTTTGCATTACTCTTATTACATTCAGGTGATAGTTGGTGTAGGATTTTTAAAATCGGTGTTGACATATCATCCGATTTTATTTCTTCGCTACCTCTTCCAGAGTCTCCTCTTAGGTTGATTGTAGCCAGTGCACCCGCACTGTTCTTCTTAGTCACAGCATTTGTATCTGCCATAGTATATCTCCTTATTAGGTTATTATTTATTTTTTATTTTTTAAATACGTTTGATTTCCATCAAATGTATTGAATAGTTCTTCAGGAACTTCTTGACCTTTGTCTTTCCATTCCTTCATAACTACTTTGAGTGTCGATGGGTGAACTTTCTCCTCTTGGATAGGTTCATACCCATTCGACCTCGCAAGGCTAGCGTAATCGACAGCCTTGTTATCTTCGCCTTGACCAAATGATACAGTAATATTATTTTTTACTATATCACCTAAGCCATTGTCTCGAAGCCAGTGTATCGCCTCAGCTTTTTTGTCAGCTTTCATTGAGGCACTATAAATTTTTTTAACTGTTAACTCTGAACCATCTTTTAATTTTAAACTAGATAAGTTCATGTCTTCCATTAATTTTGGAATAACAACACAACTAAAATGTTTTTCATCTTGTTTTAAATCTTTAACTTGATCTTCCAAGTTTTGAATTTGATTTTGTATGGATTGTAACTTTTCAACTTCTGTTGAAAGTTTATCTGGATCAATGCTATTAGATTGATCGGGTGCGTCTTTACGCATATCTATTATCATATATAACTCCTTTGGTTTTTTTCTTTATAACTTTCATGGCTGTAATTATAGTGACTAAAACTTATTTTGTCAAGTTTTATTTTTGATAAATATCTACTTCGATTGGGTAGTAAGTTTTTTCTTGTCTGTCCCATTTTAATAAATTAAATTTTCCATTTGTTATATCACAAACAACTGAGCAAACTACTCCTATAATTGCAGGATCTCCTGATAATAATAAGTAATCATCAGTTGTATAATCTTTTAATGCAGTTCTTAATTTATGAATTAATGGACCAGGTGATAAAATAATTTGACTTTTTTCTGGAAGCACTGTGACAATTTGTCCGAACTTTTGTGCACCTAAAATATTATATTTAGGTTGTCCTATTGACGTACCTGGTATCTCTTGAGTTAGATAAACTTTATTTTTTATTGACATATTCTTTTTCAACTATATATATCTTCTTAGAAAGAAAAGTAAAGGTTATATATTATGAATTATAAATTTAAAACTAAGCCGTATGAGCATCAATTAGATGCATTAAAAGCATCTTGGGATAAAGAAAATTTTGCGTACTTTATGGAAATGGGTACAGGTAAATCAAAGGTATTGTTAGATAATGCCGCAATGTTATATGATAAAGGCCAGATAAATGGTCTCCTTCTTATTGCACCTAAAGGTGTTTATAAGAACTGGTATGATCAGGAGGTGCCTACACACTTACCTGATCATAT